AAGTTTTAAACTCCAAGAGGATATATACCCTATCTACAAAGACACTTCCTTAGAATACTTTGTTTTTTATAAGCTATGTGAGGATGATGACTTTACGTTAGGGGATTGCGGTATTAAAGGTCGAAGGGTTGGTTTGTCGTCAATGTCGGCATCAATTACCTTACTTATCTCATTAATTGAAGAAAATACACTTCAAGGTATTGTATCTAAGACAGGTACGGATGCAAAGGAAATGTATTTAATGGTTAAGAACGGATTAGAAAAGTTACCTGAATTTTTTGTTCCCGAATTGGGAAAAGTAGCGGAAACGGAATTTCATATTGCTAAGCCTAAGTCAAGAATATCTGCTAACAACAGAACAGTATCATCAGACAAGGGAAAGAACAATCGTGTGAATTGGTTGCCAACATCTGAAAACGCTTATGATGGTAGAAGGGCAAGAAAGGTTACTCTGGACGAATGCGGAAAATGGCAGGAGGCAGATGTACAGATATGTTTTTCTAAAATTAGCAAGACTTTAGTAGTCGGTGCATCCGTTATCGGTCACGTATCATTATTTAGTAGTGTGAATAAAGGTGACGCAGGTGGTGATAACTTTAAGAAGATTTGGTTGTCTTCTAATCAGCAAGGTAAATTAAGTAGCATCGGTCAAACACCTTCACGACTAAAACGGTTTTTCTTAGAGGGATATAGGGGTTATTTTGGATATATTGACAAGTACGGAAACTCTGTAATTGAGAATCCAACACCTGAACAGACGGCTTACTTAGAGGATGTACGTGACCCAACCACAGGAAAGAGGGCGTGTCCTAATCCAAGAGTAGGTGCAAAAGATTATCTGCAAGAGCAACGGAATATTTTAGTGAACGACCCTGAATTATTGTCAGAGGAAATAAGACAATTTCCTTTTGAGTGGATAGAAGTATTCAGGGGAGTAAACAATCTATGTCATTTTAATTTAGAAGACCTAACCAACCAAATAGAACGGATAGAAACATCGTTAGAGGGAACAGGACTAACAGAGAACGGTAGACGAGGCAGGTTCAAGAAAAGAGATAACGGAGAGGTTTACTTCGATGATAGTAATACAGGAATGTGGTACATCCTTGAATTTGTTGAAAACCACAATAAGTCTACCTATCAGGGGAGTATTAAGTGTCCTGACAACACTACATTCGGAAGTGCAGGGCTTGACCCCTTTGCTAACGCAAGACAAACGGTAGACAAGGGTTCAGATGCGTGTTGTATTATTCATAAGAGGTACGATAGCTTAGACCCTGAAAATTCAGACTATCCGTGTGCTATGTTCTTAGGCAGACCTGATACAAAGCAAGAGTTCTTTAATCAGGTGTATTGGGGGCTTGAATACTACGGTATCAGGATGCTTGGAGAACGTGCCCCTACCGATTGGATAGATTATGCCATGCACCCAAACAATCGCCTTGCAAGTCCTGAAACTGCCCCTAAACTGTATGGCTACTTAATCCCTACCAAGAGGGCAAACAATTCAGAGGTTTACGGAAATGCTCCACAAGATAAGGAAGCAAGAGAACAACACCTGACTGAAATGGTAGAGTACTCCCAAAACAATATGCACAAGATAAAGTTCTTGCGACTATTGAAGAACATGATGGGATTTAACATTAATGACCGTACAGACTATGACGCTTGTATGGCTTGGGGCTATGCGTTGATGGGATTAAAGAGTGACTTTAGAAAGAAAATAATAGAGCCAAAGATTATTAACTTTATGCAGGTCAAGAAGTCGAAAAAATACTATTGAAAAACTGTTTGTTTTTTTGCATTAGTTTTGTTAAACAATTTAGATTATGCCAACATCATCCACTTTTGATAATCCACTTGCTCCCGATTCGGACAAAAATAGCGAGGCTTATGGGTTAAGATTTCTCACAACAGCATACGAAAGATGGCGTGTAGGCTCTGCTGAAAGTGCAGGGGATAGAAGACGCAGGTTTGAATACAATCGTTCCTATGCCTTTGGTATGCAGGACATGGCTGAATTTAAGGATATTTTGGACTTAGATGGTCAGATGTCTGTTATTAACCTTGCCTTTGACCCTTCACCGATAGCAATTCCATTTATAAACCGATTAAAGGATAGGTATTTACAACGTATTGAGAAGATACAATGTAATGCCGTAGACCCCTTATCGCAAACAAAGAAAGAGAAAGACAAAGCTGATGCCTTGTTTAAGTTAAAGAACAAAGAGCAGATAATGGAACTCCAACAAATGTCAGGAGTGCAACTTGAAGAATTTAATGAAGACGACCCTGAAACAGAAGCAGAGATTGACATTGAGTTTGGCTTTAACTATAAGCAGAGAGAAGAAGTAATAATGGAGCAAGGCATTGACCTTGTTTTCTACGACAATAATTGGTCAGACGTAATTAAGGACAGAATACTGACCGACCTTATCAACTGTGGTATATCTATGGTTTGTCCGTATATAGACCCTAATGGAAGAATAAAGACTCCATTTGAAAAGCCCGAAAACATTATTAGTGGGTATGCCGAAAGGGATGACTTAGAAGATGCTCAATACATGGGCAGGTGTACTCAAATGAGTATCATGGACATTCGCCTTAAATACCCTAATAAAATATCCGAAGAAAAATTATTTGAGTTGGCACGTAGCCAAAAGGGAGTCAACGGAAATGCGAATGAATGGAGTTGGGATTGGAATCCTAATTACGAGTTTGCATTAGCACGACCTTACGACTCATTTACAGTAACAACAGTTCAGATGTCACTAAAGACATTGTACGGACTAAAGTATAAGGTTTGGGATGATAAGTTTGGCAATGAGAAGCTAACAAAGGTAGAATGGTTCTCAAAGGAAGAAGAAGGATTTAAGTACAAGAAATCAAAGCCTTACTACGTAGAGTATTTTGGTATTTACATTGTAGACACTTCGTATGTGTTGGAGTGGGGATTGGCTAAGAATATGATTAAGCCACAAGACAACCTAACGGAAGTACGACTTCCATACGTGGTATATATGTATAACAATCATAAGATGGTGAACAAGCCGATGATTGAAACCATGATACCGAGCATCAAGATTATGCAGTTAGTGGCGTTGCAACAACAGAAGATAATCGCAGCAGCAGCACCCGATGGATTTGAGGTAGATATTTCCACAATGTCAGACATTACATTAGGTCAGGACTTAAAGAACCTATCTCCGTTTGATATTTACCGTATCTACAAACAGACAGGTATTCAATACTACAAAAGGAAAGAGGATGACGGTGAGGGTCAAAGACAAGCACCTATACAACCAAAGAACGTACCATTTAGTGATAAGCTGAATCAGTTAATGGGTGTATGGAATGCAGAGTACGACAAGTTGATGCGTATTGTAGGAACAAACAACTTAGCAGAGGGGCAGTTAAGCAACCAAGCAGTAGGTAAACAGGTACTACAAGACGCAAGACAGATTGGCGAGAGTGCATCCAACTATATCTACAATGCTTACCTAAATATGTATAAGCGTACTGCCAAGATTGTACAAATGCGTTTGTGGGACATATTAGTTTACGGCAAGAAAGACGGAATCACCTATTATGATGGTTACAGACAAGCATTAGGAAGCGACAGAATAGAATATATCCGAGTAGAAGGCACAGACGATTTTGAGAGGGCACAGTTCGATGTAAAGATTGAGGCTATTATTGACGATAGCGAGGCACAAATGTTGGAGCAGAATATTCAGGTCTGTTTAGCAAATGATACTATCACACTACAAGATGCAATAGACGTAAGACTAATCTCGAAGTCCAACATTAAGTACGCAAGTTATATGTTAGCATCAAGGGATAAGAAACGTAGAAAGGCGAAGATGGAAGAAGGGTTGGTGCAGTCACAAGCAAATACCCAAGCAGCAATCGAAGCAGCCAAAGCAAAGAGTCAAGGCGAAATGGAATTAGAGCAATTAAAGGCACAACTACAATCACAGACACGATTAGACGAGATAGAGGCATTGAAATCAAGTGAGTCTATTAAGTTCACACAGATAGCCAAAGTAGAGGTCATCAAGTCTATACTGAACAAAGAAGGCGGTAGCGTCAATCAAATCCCTGCTTGGGCATTGGAGGGCATCGAACAAACAAACGCATTGTCAGGGGCTTTATTAGACCAACAGATGCAAGACGTGGCGATGGAACAAGAAGAAATGGCTATGCAACAAGAGCAGATGATGCAGGAACAGATGGCACAAGAACAAGGTGGTATGGAACAGATGCAAGGTCAAGAAGAAATGCCACAAGAAGAAATGATGCAACAGTAAAGTAAAAAAACATTAAAAACAACACTATACCTTTGTGTATATGGAAGAAAATATTAATGATAATAACCACGTATGGTCTGACGAGGTTTCAGATACGGTGGTAGCAGAAGTGCAACAAACAGAACAAGTAGCCGAGAAGGTACAAGAAAACGTACAAGCAGAGGTACAAGAAACAACAACCGAGCAGGTATCGGAAGTAGAACAACCACAAGTTACCGAAAGGGTTGTTGAGAAGATAGTTGAGAAGTACCCTGAATTTGAGAGTGAAGATGCAAAGTCTTTATTTGAGGCGTTCCAAAAGGGTGATGAGGAAAATATTTTAAATTTCCTTTTAGAGAAACGCAAGGACTACAATACACTATCAGACTACGATGTAGTCAAAGAGGGAATGCTAAAGTCAAACCCTAAATGGAATGAGAAAGACGTAGATTTAGAGTTAAAGTCAAGATATGGTGGTTTAGCTAAAAAGAAAGACCTATCAGAGATTGATTCGGATATATACCCCGAAGAATACGAGAAAGCATTAGAGTACAACAACAGAATAGAGGAAAGAGAGATTTTACTTGCAAGAGATGCAAGGGATTTCAGAATCTCTTTGGAGGAGCAAAAAAAGAACATACAGTTACCCAAAATAGAAAAGGTCGGAGAACCTGCACAGAATGAATTTACTCCCGAACAAGTTGCCGAGTTTACAAAGCAATGGGAGGACAATGTAGAGTCTGTAATGCCTGAACTAACCGAACTATCATTAAAGGTACATGGCGAGGAAGTCAAGTATTCGATAACCGATAGTGAGCGTTCAGAACTTACAAACGAAATGAAGTCATTTGATGCAGTTTCTTATTTAACCCAAAGGGGTTGGTTTGACAAGGATGGCAACGCAAATGTTAAGAACATAGCCGAAGACGTGTATAGGTTCAAAAACTTTGATAAAATGCTTAGTTCTGTGGCAACCACAACAAAGAATACCACAACGAAAGACGTTGTTTCTGAAATTAAGAACATCGACTTGTCGAGAAATGGTCATTCACCCGAAGCACAGAAAGTTGACCCTGCAATGGCTGTATGGGGTTACTAACAAAAGTATTTAAAATTTAAACTAAAAAACAATGGCTATTACACAACCGAATACCACCCCAGCCCAGTATTCAGAAGCATCCGTCACCAGAGCAGGACTCTTGACATCAGGATTGAATATTGTAAACGTAATCGCAATGAGCAAGTTCATTGAGAAATACAACTATGTACCTTATGTTATGGTCAACGAATTGGCAGGTAACATTGAGAAGTCCGATAACAAAGAAGTGAGATGGTATGAATCTCATGGTCGTTATATGGGATTTGTTTCCGCATCAGCAGCCGTTTCGGTATCAGCAGGTGCAGCAGCGACTATTACCGTTGCCACAGGAGGTTACTCTTTATCAGGTACTGAATCATTACCAACCGCAGGACTTATCTTTTACAACTCACGTACAGGTATCGAGGGTAGAGTAAGTGCCCCTAACAAGGCTACTGCCTATGCTCACACATTTGTATTGACTCCTGTAAACGCAGCAGAGAACGTATCTGTACTTGCAGGTGACCAACTATTGAACAGAGGTCAGAAGTACTTAGGTGAAGGTTCTACTAAAACAGAAACTATCATCCGTAACATTGACCGTTACTCTAACTTTAATACCGAGTTAAGAAAGGACAGTACATTAACTGACCTTGCATTAGCAGAGCGTATTGAGTTTGAAATCGGTGGTCAGCACTACTTTACCTACAAGCAGAAACGTGACGATGATATGTCATTGCTTTTAGAGAGAGAGTACTTGATTATGGAATCTACTCAAACTGATAACTTAGGTTATAGCGAGTCAGGTTCTAATGGTGTTATCAAGCAGGTAGAAGCAAACGGTATCAATGGAACATTTACTAATTGGGGTATTCAGACTACATTGGCAGCACAAGAACGTGCATTGTCAGCAGTAGGAGCACCAAAGGAGTATGATATTCTTGCTGATAAGACTTCGTATATCAATATGCAGAATGCTTTCTTCAATACAGTAAACAACGGTGCTATCATCTACGAGAATAGCGTAAACCGTAACGGTATTGATTTAAGTCTTAACTTCAAATCAGTAAGCGTATATGGTCGTAAGTACAACTTGACCAACTACCAACTGTTTGACGTT